GATATGGGCTCCTAAGCAAAAGTTTGCCGAAGAAGTTATCGAAGAGTGTGCATCCTTTCCGTATGGAGATCACGATGACCTTGTGGATTCCACCACACAAGCGATCATGAGATTTAGACAAGGTGGTTTGATTGATCATCCAGAAGATTATGTGGATGAAGTCAAAGAACAAAAGGTTAGAGTTTATTACTAATGGCTGAAGGAATCTTAACATTAAACCCAATCTCTCCTGAAAGAGACCCAGAAGAATTAGGTAGACCACCTATCATTGAGGCACCTTTGGGTGCTGGGATTGCGGTAGCTTTAGATAAAATATTAAATCAAGAAACTTTTGGCCCAGATGCAGATCAAATTGAAAAAGAAAGAAAAGAAATTAGAGAAACTTTAAAACCTGGAGTTAGTCCTGAAATAGAGCCACCTAAGCCAGAAAGTTTTCCGTCAGAATCTCTTGAACGTTTTATAGAAGAATTTCCATCTGAAACACCTAAACCATATAGAGAAAGTTTTCCAGATCAATCAGAGGAAATAAATATGCCTATAATTACTTATAATAAAGATGCACCAAAAGATCTCAAAGACTTGGTTAAAAGATCTGTTGGACCAGAAAAAGGTGAAAAGGCTGTAAGCAAAATTTATGATGACGAAATTTTTAATGAAGTTTTAGAGCCAGAACAATTGAAAAGAATAATAGAACTTGAAGGTGCTTTTGTTGGAGATCTAGCTGATTTAGGAGATATGGCCATACCTGAAATTTTTGAAAATTCTTTTCTAGCCCAGAACGAAGATTATATGGCAGACTATCAAGCTGCGCTAGAATCAGCAGCACAAAAAACTTTAGGCAATGAATTTAAAACATATAGATTAATGGAAAAAGAAGATGCTTTGAGAATGTTAATAGATGGACAATTTCCAAATGTTAAAAGACTACAAGAAGATGAAGAGGGTAATGAATTTTATGGTGACGTAGAAATTATGGGTATGGATGGAGAACCAACAAAACTTCAAAAACAAGCAATGAGTTTTACATTAAGTCCTAAAGAAGCAATACAGTTTAGATACAGACCAGCGGGTGGTAGAGATAAATTAAGAGATGAAGATTTTGTTTTAATTGAATATAATGCAAGTCCATCAGACATAGTAATGAGAGGACATGAGGGTGAAAAAGAATTAGTATTGAGATTAGGTGAAACTGTTGGAGATAAAAGAGTGACACCAAAAGTTTTTAAAGTATATGATGCAAAGTTTGGAGAAAAAAATATAGAACTTTCTGAAAACTCTGATTTTAAAGAATTTGTAGAGAAATCAAAAACTAAGGAAGTTAAAAAAGCAAAAGGTGGATTTATATTAAAACCAATGCCTTACATGGATAAATCATTACCAGGAAGAAGTAGAGATATATAATGGATTACGGTAAAAAATACATGGCCAATGCCGACAAGGCAACCCAAGAAAAATTTAATAAGATTGTTGATGATTTAAGAATTGACATGTCCCTTGAGTCTGCTGTAAGTGAAGCATTAAGACAGATGAGAGAAATGAGACAAGGTAAAAAAGGTGGTGGTATGATTGACAAACCTTTAGGTTCAGGTGGTGTTAAATCTGGCCCGCCTCCAAAATCAGGACCTAATCCACAAGGCTTGAAAATTCCTTTAAAACAAGTTAAACAGTAAGATCGGAGAAATTTTAAATGGCAGATATTGATAAATCCCTTCCAAACGAAGTTCGAACTGAATTAGAACTCCCTGCAGAAGAGGAAGTAACAGAACAAGAAGATATTGTAGAACAAGGTCCAGTCGAAGTTATCCCTGAAGAAGATGGTGGTGTAACACTAGACTTTGAACCAGGTGCCATTAACATACCAGGCACGGAAAATCATTTCGATAATCTTGCAGATATTTTACCTGAAGATATTTTAGAACCAGTTGGTAACGACATGGTGAATAATTATATGGATTATAAATCTTCAAGAAAAGATTGGGAGCAAACTTATATCCAAGGTTTAGATTTATTAGGTTTCAAATATGAAAATAGAACGGAACCTTTCCAAGGAGCTTCAGGTGCAACTCACCCAGTATTAGCTGAAGCAGTTACACAGTTTCAATCACAAGCTTACAAAGAACTCTTACCTGCAGAAGGACCTGTTAGAACCGATGTTATCGGAGTTGATAGTCCACCTGTTCAACAACAGGCAACCAGGGTTAAAGATTATATGAACTATTTATTAATGGATCAAATGCAAGAGTACGAACCAGAGTTCGACCAAATGCTTTTCCATTTACCTTTAGCTGGATCAACTTTTAAAAAGATTTATTATGATCAGATATTAGGTAGAGCAGTGAGTAAATTTATTCCTGCTGAGGATTTGATTGTTCCGTACACAGCTACCTCATTAGATGATGCGGAATCAATCATCCATGTTTTAAAAGTTTCGGAAAATGATTTAAGAAAACAACAAGTGAGTGGTTTTTATTCAGACGTTGAACTTGGACCACCGAACACGGATCAAAAAGATGAACTAGAACAAAAAGAACGAGAGATCGCTGGAACTAGAAAATCAGGCAAACAAGATGATGTTTACACTTTATTAGAGTGTCATGTTAATTTAGACTTAGAAGGCTTTGAAGATGTTGGACCCGATGGAGAACCAACTGGAATTAAACTTCCATACATCGTAACTGTTGAAGAAGGTTCAAGACAAGTTCTATCTATTAAAAGAAATTATGCACCTGATGATATTAAGAAAACTAAAATTTCTTATTTTGTACATTTTAAATTTTTACCAGGTTTAGGTTTTTATGGTTTTGGTTTAATTCACATGATCGGTGGATTATCTAGAACTGCAACCACTGCATTAAGACAATTATTGGATGCTGGAACATTATCGAATCTTCCTGCTGGATTTAAACAACGTGGTGTTAGAGTAAGAGATGAAGCATCACCAATTCAACCAGGTGAGTTTAAAGATGTAGATGCACCAGGTGGAAATTTAAGAGAAGCATTCTTTCCATTACCTTACAAGGAACCTTCTCAGACACTGTTGCAGTTAATGGGAATTGTTGTAGGGGCTGGGCAAAGATTTGCCGCTATCGCTGATATGCAGGTTGGAGATGGAAATCAACAGGCAGCTGTTGGAACAACTATTGCTCTTCTTGAACGTGGTTCAAGAGTCATGAGTGCAATCCATAAACGATTGTATGCTGCAATGAAAAAAGAATTTAAGTTACTTGGAAAAGTTATTGCTCAATACTTACCACCTGAATATCCATATGACGTGGTCGGTGGTGCAAGAACCATTAAGCAAATGGATTTTGATGATAGAATAGATATTATTCCAGTTGCAGATCCAAATATATTTTCAACATCACAAAGAATTACGATGGCGCAAACTGAATTACAACTTGCTCAATCGAATCCACAAATTCATAACTTGTATAATGCATATAGAAAAATGTATGAAGCAATTGGAGTAAAAGATATAAATCAAATACTGCCTCCACCTGCTCCAGTTCAACCTACTGATCCAAGTGTCGAGCACATCAATGCATTATCAGGTAAACCTTTTCAAGCGTTCCCGAACCAAGATCATAGAGCACACATCACAGCTCACTTAAACTTTATGTCAACCAACATGGTTAGAAATAATCCTATGATGATGGCTTCAATTCAAAAAAACATTTTAGAACACATAAGTTTAATGGCCCAAGAACAAGTTCAACTAGAGTTTAGAGAACAAATGATGCAGATTCAAATGTTACAACAGCAAGCACCAACGAATCCACAGGCTGCACAGCAACTTCAACAGTTATCACAAGTGATTGAAGCTAGAAAAGCAGTGTTGATCGCTGAAATGACAGAAGATTACATGAAGGAAGAGAAGAAAATTACTTCTCAATTTGATTCAGACCCACTATTGAAACTAAAATCTAGGGAAGTTGATCTAAGAGCGATGGAAAATGAGCGTAAAAAACAAAATGATGAAGCTCAACAAGAGATTGCAAGAGCAAGATTGCTACAATCAAAAGATAATTTTGAAGATAAGCTTGAACAGAACGAAGATTTAGCTAAATTACGAGCTGGAGTTAGTCTTGCTAAGTCTGGTGTTCAACAAGCAAGCGTTATGATGGAGGATGATTAATGCCATTAACTGAAAAAGGTAAAAAAATCAAAAAATCCATGGAAAAAACGTACGGTAAAAAGAAGGCTAAAAAGATTTTCTATGCATCTAAAAATAAAGGTGTTATAAAAGGCGTAGAAAAGGGTAAAAAACTATGATGAACTATAAAAAACAAAAAATGATTAGCGTTCCTGATCAAAATGTAGAAATAGATCCAAGATCTAAAACTACAGCTGACAAATCTTACAACGGTTTACCGATGGGAGACAAAGAACAAGTCAGAGGTCAAAAAAGAATGCTATCTGATAAGAAAAGAAAAGCTACTTGGTACTAACATGTGGTTTAGCGCTATTAAATTAGCCGCTCAAGCTGGCTCCCACATTTTTAAAAACCGTCAGAAGACAAAAATGTTAATGGCGGATGCACAAATGCGTCATGCTGAAAAGATGGCGAACGGACAAGCAGAATACCAAGGCAAACTTCTTGAATCAAGAAATTCGGACTGGAAGGACGAATTTATTTTACTCTTGCTTTCGGCTCCAATTGCGTTATTATCATGGGCAGTATTTTCGGACGACCCGAGTGCGATGGAAAAAATGAAATTGTTCTTTGAATACTTTTCACAACTTCCATTTTGGTACCAAACAATTTTTGTAGGTGTCATTGCAAGCGTGTACGGACTTAAAGCAACTGATTTAATTAAAAGGAAATAAAATGCCAAATAGATTATACAACAAACAAGTTTCTGTAAAAGGATATAGCACTGGTGGAAGAATTGAAAAAGTTCCAGGTGGATATTCAAAAGAAGGTTCTGGAAGAATAAGCGACAAAGGACTTAAAGGCAGATCACCTACTGAAGCTTTTAAACAAAAAGAAATGTTTAAAGGTAGTTCAAAAGGTATGAGAGTTAAAAAGAAAGAAGGTGGTCGAACTAAAGAGATGAC